AAACAGTTTGTAGCCCAACCTAAAGCAATAGCAAAGAAAACGGCAGGATTTAGATGACCACTACCGGCTCAACGCTTTTCAATATGGACTTCACGGAGATTGCCGAGGAAGCTTGGGAGCGTGCTGGCCGAGAGATGCGTTCTGGTTATGACCTCAAGACCGCCCGGCGGTCTATGAACCTAATGACCATTGAGTGGCAAAACCGTGGTATTAATATGTGGACGATAGAGCAAGGCTTTATCACCTTAACGGCAGGTCTAGCTACTTACGCATTACCCACAGACACCATTGATCTGTTAGAACACGTTATCCGAACCGGGGCTAATGTATCTTCTACACAGGCTGATTTAACCATAACACGCATTAGCGTTTCTACCTATGCGACCATTCCGAACAAACTTCAACAAGCCCGTCCTATCCAAGTCTTTATTCAAAGACTATCTGGACAAGTTAACCCGACGACTTCGTACCTCAGCGGAGCCATTACAGCCACAGCAACGACGATCACGCTTGACACGGTGGTTGGGTTAGCTGGATCGGGGTTTATTCGCTTAGAAACAGAAGACATTTATTACACCTTTGTTAGCGGTAATACGCTGGGTGGTGTTTTCCGTGGTCAGAACAATACAACTGCCGCCGCGCACGTAGACGGTATTGCAGTCTTTGTTCCACAACTTCCAGCCATTACCGTATGGCCTACACCAGACAACAGTACAACGTACCAGTTTGTGTATTACAGACTGCGTAGGGTTCAGGATGCTGGCGCTGGTTCTGAGACAGCCGACATGAACTTTAGGTTCTTACCCTGTGTGGTAGCTGGACTTGCGTATCACATTGCCATGAAAGTGCCAGAGTTAGCACCCCGGTTAGACATGCTAAAGGGTGTCTACAACGAACAATTTGAACTTGCCGCTGGTGAAGACAGAGAGAAAGCCTCAGTCCGGTTTGTGCCCCGTCAGATGTTTATTGGCGGGAGTATGTAATGGGCAGTACTTTTGCATCAGGCAAAAAAGCGATTGCAGAGTGCGATCGCTGTGGTCAACAATACAAACTGAAGCAGCTTAAGACTGAGATTATTAAGCAGCGTCAGTATCAGTTGTTGGTTTGTCCTGAATGCTGGGATCCTGATCAGCCTCAGTTAATGTTGGGAACGTTCCCTGTGGACGATCCTCAAGCCCTACGCAACCCGCGTAGAGATACAACGTATCTGACTTCCGGGGTAAACAGCGGTGGTAACTTGTCTGGTGGTTCACGAGACATTCAGTGGGGCTGGAACCCGGTCGGCGGGGCCAGTAATTTTGATGAAACGCTGACACCAAATTACTTGGTGGCAACGACATTTGTTGGTACAGTAACAATCACTTAGGAGTTAGTTATGAAAGACATGACGCAAGACAAGAAGATGGTGAAATCCGCCATCGGTAAGCATGAGAAAAACATGCACCCCGGCAAAGCGCCTACAAAACTTGCCAAGGGCGGTAAGACCAATGCCATGATGAGAACCCATGGCCGGGGCATGGCTAAGGTGATGAATCAGCGTAGCGGAGGCTAACATGTACAGCAAGAAAATGATGGGCAAAGAAGTCGGGGATGCCAAGGTCTATGCTCCTCCACACACCATGACAGGCAAGCCTGTTAAGGCTTCTACCAATCCCGGTAGCGGCCCAGATCAAAGTGATGCATCTTCAGTCAATATGTCTGTTGGTGGCATCAACCGCAGATCTGCGCCAGCAGCCAAGACCAGCGGCATTGAAACACGTGGTAACGGCGCGGCAACCAAAGGCAGAATTGCCAGAGGCCCGATGGCATGAACTACGCAGAACTCGTTAGCGCTATTCAGGCGTATACCGAGAACACGGAGACAAACTTCGTGGCGGAGATACCTGTCTTTGTTAGACAGGCGGAGCAGCGTATTTACAACGTTGCCCAGCCTTCGTTTTTAAGAAAAAACGTTACAGGTGTATTAACCACTGGTAACAAGTTCTTGCAGTGTCCCACGGACTTCTTGTCTACCTACAGCCTTGGTATATTCCCAAACAACTCAACGACTGCCACGGGTACATCTGGGCTTAAAACAATCGTTGTTGCAAGCACCACGGGTATTGCGGTAGGCCAACAGGTCACTGGGACAGGTATTGGTACAAACGCGCTGGTTAGAAGTATTGCCAGCACAACAATTACCTTGACGGTGGCTAACAGCGCAACGGTGTCAGGTACAGTCGTATTCCAAGGCGACAATTTTTACGTATTGAATAAAGACGTTAACTTTATTCGTGAGGCTTTTCCTTTGACCTCACAGCTTAGTCAGCCTAAACACTACGCCATCTTTGGCCCTCGCTCGGACGATGAGGCGGAACTTACTTTCATTCTCGGCCCGACACCAAATGCAGGCTATACCGCAGAACTACATTATTACTATTACCCAGAGTCTATTGTGACCGCCAGTACCACATGGCTGGGTGATAACTTTGATACTGTACTTTTGTATGGATCTTTGATTGAGGCATACACCTACATGAAAGGTGAGCCGGATATGCTTAAACTGTATCAAGAACGATACGTCCAGGCTATTGCTTTGTATAAGAACCTCTCCGATGGCAAACAGCGCGGTGATGCTTATCGTGATGGTCAGGTTAGGGTTGCAGTCTCATGATCTTACAGACCCAGACCACCAGCTTTAAGTTAGAGTTGTATTCGGGTGTTCATAACCTGTCTACAAACACCTTGAAAGTTGCTTTGTATACAGCCAGTGCAAATCTTGATGAAAGCACAACTGTTTACTCAGCAACCAACGAGGTAACTGGGACGGGCTATGTGGCCGGTGGGATAGCCTTAACAGGGGTCACAATCAGTTCATCTGAGTACACGGCCTTTGTTAATTTCAGCGATGCCGTTTTTAACGCTTCAGTGACCGCCCGGTGTGCTTTGATTTATAACGTAACGCAGGGCAATAAATCTATTGCAGTCCTAGATTTTGGTTCTGATAAAACCTCAAGTAACTTTACAATCGTGATGCCAGCAACATCGGCATCTTCTGCACTTATTAGGAGTTCAAATTGATTACTACGACAAAAGGCGATATGGACGAATCATTGCTTGAAAAGCGTGAAGGAACCATTGATAATGATAACGAAACTACCACATGGGTGGAGTATTGGTTAGAGGGTGAATTAGTTCACCGTTCCGCTCATGTACGTTTAAAACGTGCTGTTGTTAGTTTTGGTGAAACTGCTGAATTTTAAGGAAATATCATGGCAAATACACAAGCAATGACCACTTCATTCAAGGTGGACTTATTTAACGCAGTTCATGCGTTTAATGCAACGGGCATCCCTGCTCACACAGTAGCAACTGCTGATACGTTTAAAGCGGCCTTGTTTACTGCGGCCAGCACTTTAAATGCTACAACAACGTCTTACACGGGTGCAGTAACTGAAGTGTCTGGGACAGGATATGTTGCTGGCGGTGTGACTGTAACGTTTGGTACAGCACCAAGCAGTTCTGGAACAACCTCGTTTTTAACGCCTTCTGCAAGTATCACATACACAACAGTTACATTGGCTACATCATTTGACGCAATGCTTTTGTATAACGACACAAACTCAGGCAAAAAATCTGTGGCTGTGTATACGTTCACGGCTCAGACGGTGGCTGCTGGTACGTTTTCACTGACTATGCCAACCAACGATGCATCAACCGGATTGCTCCGAATTGCGTAATTGGTAAGTCATGTCTACAGCATGGGGCGCAGACGCTTGGGGTGATAATACTTGGGGCGGCAGTCAAAATGCGCTCACAGGTGTTTCAGTCACGGGCGCTATTGGCTCAGTTGCTTTAGTCATTTCCATTGCGCTATCCGGTGTAGCGGGTACAGGTTCTGTTGGGACAGTTATTGGTGGCCCCACAGCAGAATTATCGGGAGTTAGTGCAACAGGATCAGTAGGTACAGTAGATCTTGCAATACCGTTATCTGGTGTAACGGCTACTGGGTCAGCAGGTTCAGTTGGAGTGGGTCTACAGCTTTCTGGGGTAGCGGGTACAGGCGAAGTTGGAACTGTTATTTACAGCTTATCAGCGGCAATATCCGGCGTAGAAGGTACAGGGTCAGTAGGTTCAGTTGAGGTACTGCTACAACAAGCTTTAACAGGGGTATCCGCTACGGGTCAGGTAGGCACTGAAGAAGTTGCGGAAAGTGTTGCTCTTACAGGTGTATCGGGCACAGGCGAGGTTGGTAGTTTTGGTATTGAAATAGGCATTACCGGCGTTAGTGCAACGGGCAGTGTTGGATCGGTTGACGGTCAGTTTGTAGTCGAGTTGTCGGGGGTTGAAGCCACTGGTGCGGTTGGACTGCTGGGCATTGAACAGTCGTTGTCGGGTGTTCAAGCTACGGGTACGGCAGGCAGTGTAGGTGTTGGTATAGAGCTTTCCGGCGTGTCTGGCACGGGTCAGGTGGGTACTGAAGGGGTTTTGGAAAGCGTTGAACTAAGCGGTGTCAGTGCTACAGGGGCGGTTGGTTCTTTTGGTATTGAGATATCGTTGTCAGGGGTTTCAGCAACCGGATCGGTTGGTTCAATTTCACAAGCATTTGCTTGGAGTGTGATAGATAATACGCAGACAGCAAATTGGGTTGCTGTTTCGACAAACTAGGAGTTAAAAATGGCATCAACGTACTCAGCACTTAAGATAGAGTTGCTTGAAACAGGGGCAAACTCAGGCACATGGGGAACGGCTACCAATGTCAATTTGGGTGATGCGGTTTTAGGAGAAGCTATTACAGGCTCTGCCACAGTAGATTTTGCATCAGACGCAGATGTAACGATTACATTAACAGACTCTGCAACCACCCAAGCGGCTAGAAACTTACGTTTGAACATCACAGAAAGCTCTACGGGTGTGGGTTCTGTGCGTAATTTAATACTGGGTTCTGGTTGCCAGATTGAGAAGTTTTACCTAGTCAGAAACAATGGTACGGGAGCCAAGACAGTTAAGAACACTTCAGGCACGGGCATATCTGTTCCTGCGGGCAAATCAACGTTGGTTTACAACGATGGCACAAACGTTGTTGATGGCGCTTCGTACTTCACTTCTTTGACGCTGGGTTCTGCGCTTCCCGTTGCTTCTGGCGGCACAAGCCTAGCAACTCTCACAGCAAACAACGTCATACTAGGCAACGGCACATCAGCGCCTTTATTCGTAGCACCCAGCACATCAGGTAACGTACTGACTTCTAACGGCACTACTTGGGCATCCACAGCACCAGCCGCAGGTACAACGTTCAGTGCAGGCACAACGGGCTTTACTCCTAGCACCGCTACGTCTGGCGCAGTTACATTAGCTGGTACTTTAGCAGTTGCAAATGGTGGTACAGGTCAGACTACATATACAAATGGTCAATTGCTTATTGGTAATACCACAGGCAACACGCTCACAAAAGCTACATTGACTCAAGGTACAGGCATTACTATCACCAATAGTACAGGGGCAATCACGGTTGCAAACTCAGGTGTAACAAGCGTTGGCGGTACAGGCACAGTTAATGGCTTGTCCCTATCAGGAACTGTTACTACCACAGGTAATTTAACATTAGGCGGTACTTTATCTAGTGTTGCTAACTCTGCTTTGACAAACTCTTCAGTGACGGTTACTGCTGGTACGGGTATGTCTGGCGGTGGCGCAGTTGCTTTGGGAAGTTCTATAACTCTGACAAACGCAGGCGTAACAAGCATTGTTGCTGGTACGGGTATATCAGTTAGCGGAGCTACTGGTGCTGTGACGGTTACAAATACTGTTAGTGGTGGTAAAGCCGCAGACGTACAAACTTTTACTTCGTCTGGAACATGGACAAAACCATCGGGTTTTGGCGCAGACTCTAGAGTTCAAATTGAAGTTTGGGGGGCTGGCGGTGCTGGTGGTACAGCTTCTTCCTCAACTCATAAAGTTGGTGGAGGCGGCGGTGGCGGTTACATTGAACGCTGGATTGCACTTTCGTCTTTAGGTTCTACTGAAACAGTTACCATTGGTGCTGGAGGTACAGCTACATCACAAAATAATGCTGGTGGATCGGGAGGTGATTCTTCTTTGGGGTCAATAGCAATAGCATATGGCGGTGGTGGTGGCTATGGGATGTCTTTTGCTAATATTAGTGGAGGAGGCGGTGGCGGTGGGCAAATATCTGCCGGATTAGGAGGTAGTAATGGCGAAGGAGGTCGTGCTGGCAGACCCTATCTTCTTGGGTGGCCTAGAGATTCTGCTGGCACAAAACTGTCTGTTAGTACTACCGCTGCTAACGCACTATCATTTCTCCAAACTCAAGGAGGTGCTGGTTTTGGAGTCTCTACCACTGCTGTTGTGATTGATAGTTTTACGCATGGTGGAGGAGGCGGTTCTGTAGCGTTTAGTTCATGCACTTCATTTCCATCCACTGGAGCCGATTCTATTTATGGCGGTGCTGGAGGAGGTTCTTCCGGTGGCGGTACTGCACGTGCTGGTGGAACATCTCTATTTGGTGGGAATGGCGGTACTGGTAGCACTTCAACAGGAACTGCTGGGACAGCACCGGGTGGAGGAGGTGGAGGCAGTGCTAATGGCTCAGGAGCCAGTGGCGCAGTAGGCCGTATTATCATAACTGTTTTTGATGGGACATAAAATGCATTACGCACTTGTTAATACTAAAACTAATATTGTTGAAAACGTTATTGAGTTAGAAGAGGGCGCTGTATGGTCGCCACCGCAGGATCACATTATTGTGTCTTATGAAACAGGTGTTAGCCCCGGTGCGACTTGGAATGGTACAGAGTTTATTCCAGTGCCTCCTCCACCCCCACCGCCCGTAGAAACAATTTCTGATGGCGTTCAAAATGTTATTGGTTAAAGCACTTGACAATCTTGGCGACCTTAGCGGTTCAATGTACGATTTTGAACAGGCTGGCGATTTACTGCCCGAACACAATCATACCGATGCTGATGTACACATTACGATTGTTGCAAAGGGGCGAGTAAAAGCCTACGGAAAAACGTGGAGCCAAGAAGCTGTTGCTGGGCAACTTATAAATTTTAACGCCAATCAACCACACGAAATAATGGCTTTAGAAGACAACACCCGCATCTTCAACATTTTGAAGAAGCACAACGGTGTTCCTAACGACTACGCCCCGGCATAGCCATGCGAGACTGGGCTGAAGCGATCATCGTTGCGGCCTTTGTTGTGTGCTTCATTGTGTGGGGCACGTTTACCATTTTATGGATTTGGCAATGACTCATGCGTTGGCTTATTTTGTTACTGCTGTTGGGGCTAGTTGGGGCCGTAGCCAAGAGTGGATGTCATGTGCGCGAGTTTTACGGGATTGCTTACACAGTCCACGACCCGACCATACGTCACAAAGAAATGATGGCGTGGCTCGACAAGAATGCGCCCTACTGCAAGTCAACCGAATACATGGTGATCTGGAACAACCTAGCAGAGTGGGCGGGCGCGGCAGACTCCACATGGTTGCGTAATAAAGTTGTTCATGGCTACAAGGACGCACTTGAACGGGAAAAGAAATGACCAGAAAGCCGATACCCAGACCCAAGAAGCCATCGCC